TTCAAAAGGATAGGCATAATATTGGTCAACATGATGTTAGTATAGAACCGGGTTCTACTCTACCAACAAGCAAATGGACTGAGTATCAAGTATACGCAGAAGCATTCCAAATGGGATTAATAGATAGGACAGAAGTGATAAAGAAGAATCCAGAAATTTTTGATAAAGAAGGTCTTATTCAGAGAATGGGTGAGATTCAACAGTTGCAGAGTCAAGTTCAGCAACTTTCAGAACAAAACAAAGAATTGCAAGGAGACTTGCAAACAGCGCAAAGAGAGTCTGTATCTGACAGGAAACGGGTTGAAGTTGAGAAATTTAAATCCAAGCTTTCCGAGGTGCAGTCTGATGCGAAAGCCGATAGGCGAGTACAATCAAATAAACTTACTAGTGCGGTACAACTTGAAATGGAAAAATTGAAACCCCAAATTGAAGAATTTGGAGAAGGTATCGGTTCTATTCCTTAAATTTTAAGGATATCGCGAGGAGAAAGTTATGAGTGAAGTCAATATAGAAGGTCAAGTATTAGAAGATACTGGTTTAAGCGAAGAACTTGGATATCAAGATGTCCCTGTTGCTGACCATGGGGTTGCACAAAGTGAAACATATCAGGTAGATTGGGAAAATGAAACTCGGAAATTTCAGTCAATGTATGACAAACAGAAATCTGAGAACGATAAGATGAAACAGGATATGCAACATATAGCTAACAACATCAATCAGAGACAACCAGTTGTTGATAATACATCTTCATTGCCTGAGGATGAATTTAATCCTTGGGATGCGTATTATAAACCTGAATCAGCGAGCTACAAGTTTCGTCAACAGAGGGAGCATGAAGTTGTGAATCAGGCAATCGGTAAACAAAACGCTCAAATGCAAGAGCAAATGCTGATTAATAATACAATGAATGATTTAAGAGGGGTTCATAAGATGACAGAATCAGAGGTTCGTGAATTTATGGAATGGTCAACTGACCCGGGTAGTAGTATGACTCTGGATACGTTAGTTGATGTTTTCAAGTCACGCAATCAACAATCTGCAGTTTTGCCATCAGGTGAACCAACTCCTAATTCATTCGAAGCGGTTAAGGCCGCACGAGAGGCTCCCCGCACTGCAGGAGTTCTACAGGGCCAAGAGGCCAATCAACCAAAGTCCGAAAAGGACGCAATGTGGGATTCCATACTAAAAGCGGGAAGCAGGAGTAATGTGTTATAAAAAAAATAAACTAAGGAGTACTGAATATGGCAACATATAGTGCTGGCAGTTTATCGGCAAATGGCTCACGAACTCCGGGTGCATCTAATACTGATTTTCACACAAGACGATTATTCGACTTTAGTGATAGGGTAGCAGAACTATCCCCGGACGAGTCTCCATTTTTCGTATATCTGTCTAAAGTAGCAAAAGTTCCTACTTCAGATTCACAGTTTCGATTTTTAGAAGATAGAACAAAAGTATCAATTACTGATAGAGCATTTTTAGCTCAGGCGGCTGTTACAGTTGCTGCTGCTGGAAGTGCAACATCAATAACATTTGATACATCAGGCGGGGCTAATGTCGCATGGCTTATTCCCGGTATGGTTGTTTCTATCGGTGAAGATGACGATTCAACATCCCAACCTGAATGGTGTACTGTTCGATTGGATAGTGTTACTCAAACATCTTCTACTGTAACAACAGTATCAGCAACTACTATTGCTGCGGCTAATGGTTCTACCACGGCTGTAGATGATAATACGAAGTGTACTGTTATTGGAACTGCATTTGAAGAGGGTTCTGGGGCTCCAGACGTATGGTCTCAAAAGTTAGACCATGACTATGGATATACTCAGATTTTTAAAACAGCTTGTGAGATGAGCAATACAGCTCGTGCACAAGTTTATCGTGGATACGCTGACGAATGGCAACGTATCTGGAATCTTAAACTAAGAGAACATAAGATTGACATTGAACGTGCGATGTTATTTGGTATGCGTGGAAGTCAGAATAGTATTAACTATACTGATGGTATCGCAGGTCATATTATTGCAAATTCACAATCTCAGGCAGTTTTAGATGGTAGTCAATTATCTTATACAGAAGATAAGGCTTACTTAAAATCTAATACAGCCGCACAATGGACTTATGATGATTTACTTTCTGATTTCGAAGTTATATTTGACCCAGCAAGGGGTGGAAGTTCAGCAAAACTGGCATTAGCTAGTCTTCCTGTTATTTCACACTTTAACAAACTGAGTGGTTTTATTGATAATTCTTTCAATATGACTGACGCGGGAGCTGCGGCTTACAACTTCCAGAAAAGTGATGGAACATTTGGACATCGTATTATGAAGATTGAGACTGTTCATGGTGATATCTCTCTTGTTAAAGAACCTCTATTTAGAGGTATGTCCGCAGGTTTCTTGTGTATGGTCGATTTAGACCATGTATCTTACCGACCTCTTGTTGGTAATGGTATTAATCGAGATACCTCTATCCAAACAAATGTTCAAGCAGCAGATGAAGATTTGAGAAAAGACATGATTCTTACAGAAGCAGGTCTTGAAGTTTCTCTTCCTGAAACTCATGCTTTGATTAATTTGGAGGGTGTGTAAAATGAGAAGTGATTATCTAAATAAGAATAGTGGAAAAACTAACGGATACCTAAAAAAAGTAGAATCAGTTGGAGCCGCAAGGACTCTAACTAGCGAAGATAGTGGTAAGGTTTTTGCTTGCGAATCTTCAGGTGGAACTTTCACAATTACGCTTCCTACTACTTTAGTAGATGGCGTTCATTACAAATTCATTGTATGGGAAGAAACTCCTACTGCTGATATTACTATTGCGGCTGGAAGTGCTATCGTTAGTATGGTTCAAAAAGATGCTGGTAATGATGCCGCATCATCAACTGCAGGTACTCAAATTTCAAACATTATACTAGACACAACAGCAGAACGTGGTGATTATGTCAATATATTGGCTTGGAATGGCGAGTGGCTAGCTGAGTCAATGAGTAGTATTAATGCTGGTATTCACACATCATAAACTAAATAAATAAGTTAAACAGTCCTTAGAACTGTGGGGGTTGTCGTATAAAGGGCGACCCCCGAATCTAAAAAAATTTGAATTGGAGATATTATGGCAGTATATGATAATGTTAAAGTAAAAGTTTTTATTCATTTTGCTAATACGAATACGGAAGCAAGTGATGCGGGTACTATGGCTAGAGATATAAAAGATTACGTAGAAACATTAGATTCTACGACTAATAAGGTTATATCTATTACTCATACTCAGTTGAATGGAGATAGAATACTTACAATGGTGGTGAGTGGGGCATAATGGTTTGTATTCATTGTGAATCTCCAAATCCAGAAAGATGGTTTTATTGTAAAAAGTGTGGTAAAAAAACATCTGAATCCAAATTTACTACTAATTTGTATATGATGAGTAAATTGGGAAAACGAACTGATATTGAATTAACCCATACAACTGTTGATGAAGATATAAAACATATGAATAAAAGAAATCATGCCTTATAAATATAGGAAGAAATAATGGCTACACTAAAAGTAAAAATACAAGAAGATATTATACTTAGTAATCAAGATTATGGTTCTAAAAGAACATTAGAGATTGCTAGTATAGATGAGGTAATGAAAAGAATCGTTACTTGTGCGGCTAGTCAAACAACAACTGTTGCCGTATTTAACTCTAATGCGTATGGAGCGGCGGGGGCTGTTGATATTGAAGATTCAAAATATATAAGAATTACTAATTTAGATAGTTCCAATGCAGTTGAATTAGCTGTTGTTGGAGCTGCTACTTTGTACCAAGTAAATTTAGCGGCTGGTCAAAGTCATATTCTTGGAAGTGCTGATGGTTTAATGTTATCAGAAGCAGATACAAGTCCGAGTTTCGGTACTATGGCTGATTTAGGAAGTATACAAGTAAATCCCGGTGGTAACGCAGTTGATGTTGAATTATTTATAGCGAGTGCATAATGGAAACTTTTGAAGCACAAGTAGAAGGATTAACAAGTTTATCAATAGATGGGAGTAGTGCTCCTACTCAGACTGAACTTACCCAGTTTCTTACTGATGGAGCTAAAGAGATTATAAATATACTTCCACCTAATCTTCTTGATTGGTGTGCTGCTCAACAAACATTTACATCAGTTATGCCGGGTAGTGAAGCTGAAACAATGAATACTGGTAAAATACTACGTGTATATCGTAATGATGGTGATTTTGATAGAGTATGTAGAAGGATACGGGCTGATGAAAAAGGATATGCAAATGACCCTGATGAAATGGGATATGCTAGTTTTACTGACCCTGTATTCTATACTGAGAATAATAAATTGAATGTCCTACCTCAAGGAGGTTCATGTAAATATGATGAAGTTCAATATCCATCAGTAGCCTATGGTGATTCGGCAATATCAGTATTTCCTGATGAGGCTGAGTATCTCGTATCTCTTTATGCATCTATGAGGGCATTACAGAATAAGATGGGTAGTAAATCTTCTGATTTACCAAGTGATATTACTTTACCATCTTTGCCTGTATCTCCATCGGTTCCATCTATATCTGATTTAAGTATATCAAATGCTGTACCATCATCTCCATCTGCACCAAGTTTTAGTACTGGAGCTCTTTCAATGAGTGGAGCGTCTGCTCCAACTTATACTAAACCAACTTTTGCGGCTCCGGCTTTAGGAACAATAGGTTCTATGAATCTACCAGTTGCACCATCTACTCCTTCTGACCCAAGTTATACTACTCCGGATATTACATCTATTACAGTTACAGATACAGTTATTGGGGCAATGCCTACTATACAATCAACAACTATTGCAAATCTTGGTACTGCTCCTACATATACATCTCCAACAGTTACGGGAAATGCTGGTTTAACTGGTATGGAATCTGGGACTATTGCTGATTCAAATGACCAAATAGAGTTTGATACATGGTGGGATACTCTCGCAGATATGATAGAAACTAATGAAGATATAGAGATTGCTAATGCTCAGATGCAGAAGATATCTACTTATATTAATGCTTATTCGCAGGAAATGACAGATAGTCTTAATGCTTTTAATAAAGAGAATACTGAATATCAGGCAAAAGTACAAGAAGCTACACAACAAGCTCAGATGAATGCTCAACGAATTCAACAAGAAGCTCAGTTTGATAAAGATAGAACTATACAGCAATCTCAGACTTCTGCTCAAACACGGCAAACTCAAGCCCAGATAAATTCTACAGAAGCTCAGCAGGAAGCATCATTAAAACTTCAAAAAGAACAACAAGAATATCAGGCTAAACTTTCTAAGTATTCAAGTCAGCTTCAGTCATACCAGAATGATGTTAATAAAGAAGTCCAAAGATGGACAAATGAAGAATTAAATAAAAATTTACAAGTATTTCAAAATAAGTATTCTAATGGGCTTCAAGAATATTCTGCTAATATGCAGAATGAATTAAATGAATATAATAAAGAGAATACTGTTTTTAGAAATCAACTTGATGAGGAAATACAGGAAGCGAGTAATCAGCAAACAAAGGATTCTTCTGAGTATAATGCAAAACTTCAAAAATATTCTAATGAAGTTAATGCATATCAGGCTCAGGTTAATACATCAGTTCAGGAATATACTAATAATTTGCAATCAGATATACAAGAATATCAACAAAAATTATCAAAGTATTCAAATGAACTTCAATCTTATCAGGCTGAAGTTTCTTCAAAAATGCAAAATTATAATGCAAAAATTCAAAAACATACCGCAGATTATCAATGGTTAACAGGACAATATCAACAACTTTCTGTTGAATATCAACGTGGTTTACAATTAATACAAGGAGTTAATAATGCAAGGAGTTAATTATGGCAGATAGAGCTCAAGGGGCAGTATCGTTTACTCCAATAGTAACAATATCTGCTGATTCAGATGCGGATGCAGTAGATGCGATACATCATAATATTAAAGGTTCATTAGGAGGCGACTTAACATTTACTGTTCAAGATGGTGATGATAATTGGTTTTATGCTCCTAATGTAATAGTTTTAGGGGCTAATGATGAAGAATTATTTGGAGATGGAGCATCAGATAATAATACCGACTTAGTTGGAGCTTCTGGAGACCAAACAAATGGGCCGAATGAAGCTGTTGGTTCAGCAAGCACTTTTACAGATGGTTCTTTAGCTGATTTAAATGCAGATAAAGTATGGTTTTTATTTGTTAAAAATACAGGAACTAGTGATACTAGTGGGACAACAACAACTAATAGTGTTTATTTTACATTAGATGATAATGATAGTACTGCTTACAATACTACTGATGCTATAGAAGTAGCATCTGGAGAAGCGTGGATGGGTAGAATAAATGGAACAGTAATGGATGAGATACATATTATTTCTGGACAAGCTAGAGCAGCTGGGACAGCGGCTACAGTAAATAGTAGTGCGGATGTTAGATGTACTGTAGCGGCTTTGGTTGAAGATGTAGCTTAATGTCTGTACATAAAATATCAGTAAAACAATTAGTAAGTAGAGTTCACCAAGTATTCCCGGGAGCTCCTGAGAATTATGTTTTAAATCTTGTTAATGATGCTTTAGTAGAAATTGGGATGCATAGTACTAAGCCAGTACAGGCTAAGATGAGTACAGTTGCAGACCAGATGTGGTATAAAATAGGAGATGAAGCTAAAGATTCAAGTGGAAATAACCTTGAAGCTAATAAGGTTTATAGAGTAGATTTAATGGATGAAGATGGGGATTATATACAGATTCCAAGACTGATAGATAAGAATATTTTATTAATGGATGCTGACTCAAGTGAATCAGCATTAACAACACCGGATGATAGATAATGGCAAGTAGTATTAAATATCCAGATGATAGAGCCAGATGGTTTATAGAAGGTGATAAGTTATGTCTTATTACCAATGTTGATAGTGATGGTAATACCAGAACTACACAAAGAAAACAATGGAAAGCTATATCTGAAGCTGTATCTGATGGATTATTACTTCATTACTATGGCGAACCTAATAATGTAATTTCCATTAATGATGAATTAGATTTAGATAATACAATGCATTTAGCAATAGTTGACTATGTTAAGAAGTGTTTATATATGGATAAAGCTGGAAATGCTTCTGACCCTAATTTAATAGCTGTATCAATGCAATTATCAAATGCTCATCAACTAAAATTTGACGAATCCATAAAACGATATGGAATGAAAAAACGTGATAAAACTGGTGGCAGTAGAGTACTAAAATCAGTAAGTTTAATGTAAATGCTTTTATAGCGGTGGCGGTGGAATAAAGGAGTAAACTAATGGGTTTACACGATTATACTTCAAAAGAAGTTCTAAATAAAGTTCTTCTTGATTCTTCGGGAGATGCGGTAAATGCATTTTCTCACACAACATCAGAAGCCTTAAATGCGGCTTTAGATGCTACAAATAGTAGATTAAACGTCTCTCTCGCAGGCGGTACAATATCTGGCGATGTAACCATTTCAGGTGATTTAACTGTAAGCGGTGATAGTAGTGGAGCATATAGTGAGATAGTAACTGATGGATTGCAAATTACTAAAGACACAGATGGTGAATTTGTTTCATTAATTTTAGTTAATCAGAGTGATGCCGCTGATACAACAGGTATTATTTCACAAAGATTCGATTTAGAAGATACTGGTGGAAACGCTGTTGATTCAGGTAAGATACTTGTAGGTAAGGAAGCATCATTTACTGCTACTGGTTCTACTCAAGATTCATATATGGCTTTTCAGACGAGTTTGAATGGCACATTGGCAGAAGCTATGCGTATCACATCAGCAGGCAATGTGCAAATTGGAGCAACTAAATCCATAACCATATCAAGTGCTACTTCTTATTGGGGATTATATGGCGGTGCAGGAACTGGTGCAGAAGTATTCCTTTCTGGAAACTCACGAACTACTTATGGCGGACGGTTAGACTTAGCCGCTGGCAATGTCGATGACTCTGGAGTTATAAGCTTGAATACTGGTGGTTCACTGAGTGCGATAGTGGATTATGCAGGCAATGTGGGAATTGGAGTTGTGGCTCCCGAGCAAAAATTACATTTAAGCCATGCTGATACTGATTGTCAAGTTAAAATAGATACCCATTCTTCTACACTTGGAGATGCCAGTGAAATACACTTTAGAAAGTCTG